CTCAAGTCCTCCCTCCAGAGGCAGGGATCGGATGAATGGGAGGTGATCGAGTTCCCGGCGATCATGCCCTCGGGAGAGCCTCTGTGGCCCCAGTTCTGGCCTAAGCCCGAGCTTGAGGCGCTACGGAACGAGCTTCCCGCATCCAAATGGAATGCCCAGTACCAGCAGAATCCCACCTCGGAAGAGGGCGCCATTGTCAAAAGGGAATGGTGGCGCGAATGGGAAAAGGATGTACCCCCGCCGTGTGAGTTCATTATCCAGTCCTGGGACACGGCCTTCCTAAAGACGCAGCGGTCGGATTACTCCGCCTGCACCACCTGGGGGGTGTTCTATCACCCCGATGATGATGGGCGTATGCAACCCAACATCATCCTCTTGGATGCGTACAAGGAACGGCTGGAGTTCCCTGAGCTGAAGAAAGCTGCCTTTGAGTACTGGTCGGACTGGCAGCCCGATGCGTTTATCGTTGAAGCCAAGGCCGCAGGGACCCCCCTGATCTTTGAGCTTCGGGCCATGGGCATTCCCGTGGCTGAATACACTCCGTCCCGTGGCAACGACAAGATTGCCAGGGTGAACGCCGTTGCCGATCTCTTTGCCTCAGGCACCGTCTGGGCACCGGCAACCCGCTTTGCGGAGGAGGTCATCGAGGAGTTTGCTGCCTTTCCTGCTGGGGAGCATGACGACTTGGTGGACTCCTCCACCCAGGCCCTGCTGCGCTTTCGGCAAGGGGGCTTCCTTCGCCTTCACACCGATGAGGATGAAGAACCCCTCATGCACCAAAGAGCAGAGTACTACTGATGGCATTTCTTCAAAGTAACATCCCGCATTTCAAATGCTGGGTTCGCCGGGAATATACTCATAACCATCAGAAATATCATGGAGAGTTCCTCCATGCGATGGCGATTGCGGTGACCACCATCCCGGCACGAACCCTGAGCTTTCAGGTGGTCTTCACCGGGGCAGAGACCTACGACACGGACGAGCCTAATGTGCATGGAGGCGCCATGTGGGCGCGCATGCCGCTCACCGCGCTTGTGGGGGACACGCCCCTGGATGAATGGCCCGAACCCATGCCAGCCTGGGCAGCTCAGCCCTGGGACTGCGCATCGAGGACCCATGCGGTGTATGTGCTGGATCGATGCCAGCCCTGCCCCTGGCTTGCGAAGATTGATGGGAAGTTCTATCCGGCGAAGTATTACTTCACCGTGGACTACACCGATTCAGAGATCGGGGACGACCCGGCCCAGCATAAGCAGTCCCATGTGCTAGAGTTGTTGGACGCTGGCCGGTGGACAGGAAACATAGTAGCGTTGCCGAACAATCGGGTACGAGTCACCCACCCGGCATGGTGGGAGACCGGGGAAGGCGCCCCAGACTTCAGGCCCTCCCAGCACATTCATTACAGCAAGAGCGACTTGGACTACACCTTGGATGTGAATCAGGTGTTCGACAATCTCTACGCGGAGCAGAGCAATGAAGAAGACTAAGGGCTACATGGCTGGCGGCAAGACCAAAGGCTACAAGAAAGGCGGCAAGCTGAAGATGGTGGAGAAGGACGGCAAAGAGGTTCCGTTCTTCATGGCAAAGGAAGGCGGCAAGATGCCTGGGGTTCCCATGACCACCAAGATGATGGCGAAGGGCGGCAAGACCAAGGGTGCTGCGCGCGGCGGCGTTCGCGGCTCTGGCGCAGCTCGCCCCCAACAGTTCATGAAGAACGGCTAAATGGCTATTGATCGAGCGATGCTGGACTCAGACCCTCTCCTCGCTGAAGAGGGGGAGGGCATTGAGATCGAGATTGTTGACCCCGAGGAGGTGTCTCTCCAGACCCCGGATGGCGGGATGATCATTGATTTCGACCCCGATATGGGTGAAGTCAACATGGTTGATCATGATGACAACCTTGCTGAGTTCATCGATGAGGGGGATCTTGATGCCATTGCCTCCGAGCTGGTAGGCAACTACCGCTCTGACAAGGAGAGCCGGGCTGACTGGGAGCGCTCGTACATCAAGGGCCTGGAGCTATTGGGTCTCAAGCATGAAGACCGCTCCACCCCCTGGGACGGCGCCTGTGGTGTGTTCCACCCGCTTCTGACGGAATCGGTGATCCGCTTCCAGTCCCAGGCCATTCAAGAGCTTTTCCCGGCAGCAGGCCCCGTTAAGACCTCCGTGGTCGGCAAGATCGACACCGACAAGGAGAAACAGGCCCACCGGGTACAGGATTATCTGAACTACCTGCTCACCGAGAAGATGACCGAGTACCGCTCTGAGACCGAGCGCATGCTCTTCTCCCTTCCCCTGGCTGGTAGTGCGTTCCGTAAGATCTACTACGACCCCACCATGGGGCGCCCCTGCAGCATGTTCGTCCCGGCAGAGGACTTTGTGGTCAGCTACGGGGCCTCGGATCTCAGCACATGCGAGCGCGCAACGCATGTGATGAAGAAAAGTTCCAATGAAATCCGCAAATTACAGGTGTCTGGGTTCTACCGGGACATCGATTTGCCCGCTGCTTCCCCTGATATCGATGATGTGGAGCGCAAATACGGCGAGCTGACCGGCGATTCGGCCAGCTATGACTACGATTCCCGGCACACCATCCTTGAAATAATGGTGGATCTGGACCTTCCGGGCTTTGAAGACACTGACAAGGGCGAGCCTACGGGCATTCAACTGCCCTATGTGGTGTCCATTGACCTGTCCTCGCGCACCATTTTGTCTATTCGGCGCAACTGGTACGAGGATGACCCCCGGAAAATCAAGCGGGAACACTTCGTCCACTACCAATACATGCCTGGGCTGGGCTTTTATGGCTTCGGCCTGATCCACATGATCGGTGGGTTGGCGAAATCGGCCACCTCCCTGCTCCGACAACTGGTCGATGCGGGCACCCTGTCCAATTTGCCGGGTGGTTTGAAGTCCCGAGGCCTCAAGATCAAGGGTGATGACACCCCGATCATGCCCGGTGAGTTCCGAGATGTGGATATTCCCGGTGGAGCGATCAAAGACAACATCGCATTCCTGCCGTACAAGGAGCCGAGCAACGTCCTGTACCAGCTTATGGGGCAGATTGTTGAAGAAGGGCGCCGATTTGCCTCTGCAGCGGACGTAAAAGCCGCTGACATGAACGCGGAAGCGCCTGTCGGCACCACTTTGGCGATTCTTGAGCGCTCCATGAAGGTGATGAGCGCCGTTCAGGCCCGCTTGCATGCTTCAATGCGCGTGGAATTGCGCATTTTGAGCCGCTTGGTGCGCGATTTCGGCCCCGAACAGTACCCCTATGTCCTTGACGGGGAAGCGATTGTCTCCCAGGACTTCGATGACCGGGTAGATATTATCCCGGTGAGCGATCCGAACTCGGGAACCATGGCTCAGCGCATCATGCAATACCAAGCTGCGCTGCAACTGGCGGCCCAGGCCCCGGAAATGTACGACATGCCCCTGCTTCACCGGCAGATGCTGGACATTTTGGGCATTCGGGACGCAGACAAGATCGTTCCCACGGAAAAAGACATGAAGCCGACCGATCCGGTCAGCGAGAACATGGATATCATTAACAGCAAGCCCGTAAAAGCCTTCATCTACCAAGATCACGAGGCCCATATCCAAGTTCATATGTCCATGCTGCAGAATCCGCAGATCATGGAGGTCATGGGCAAGAGTCCGAACGCCAAGAAAGCGATGGCGGAGCTTGCTGCCCACGTTCAAGAGCATTTGGCCTTCCAGTTCCGCGAGCAGGTGGAGAAAGAGGTTGGCGTGGAGCTGCCTCCGCCCAACGAGCCGCTGCCCGAGGATATCGAACTGCGGATCTCGCGCCTTGTCGGCCCCGCTGCGGCTCAGGTCACTGGAAAAGCGCAGCGTGAACAGCAGATGGAGCAGCAGCAGAAGCAGATGCAGGACCCGATCCTTCAGATGCAAATGCAAGAGCTTCAGATCAAGCAGCAAGACATCCAGCGCAAGGCCGAGGCTGACATGGCCCGCATCCAGCTCGACATGCAGAAGGCGATGGCGAAGGCCCAGCTCGATCAGCAGCGCCTTGAGCAGCAGGAGCGCATGGAAACAGCCCGCCTTGGGGTGAAGATCTCCGAAACGAACACGCAAGAAGAACTTGAAAGAGCAAAAATTGCGTCACAAGACCAGATATCAGGTGCTAAACTTGGCGTTGAAATCGCCAAAGAGGTTATGGGCCGTTGACCACGGAACTAGACATACTTGATTATTTGCGATCAAATATCAGAGACCAAATGAATGAGATCGCTGATCATTTGAGTGGCGGTGCCTGCAAGGACTTCGGGGATTACCAGAAGTGCTGCGGGATCATTCAAGGACTGGCTTGGGCCGAGCGAGATCTTCTGGATCTTCGGACCAAGTACGAGGAGGCATAGCGTCACTGGGCGCTCTCCCAGTGCGGCGACTCTAGGCGCCTTTCCTAGTGCAAGCGACTTCAGGCGTTATCCTGATGCGAGGAGACTATGAGCGAAGCAGAGCAGCTCATTGCAGATACGGTCGATGATGACCGAAAGAAGGCCCGGCAATTACCCTCTCCCAGGGGGTATAAGGTGCTTATTGCACTGCCCGATCCCGAGAAGGCGTTCGATGGCGGCATCATTAAGTCGTCAAAGACCCTCCACGAAGAGGAGATCGGGTCTATCGTAGGGATGGTCCTTGAACTAGGGCCAGACTGCTATAAAGACCCTGACAGATTCCCCTCCGGTCCCCTTTGTCAAAAGGGCGACTGGATTCTCATGCGGAGCTACTCAGGCACCCGGTTCAAGGTGCATGGCAAGGAGTTCCGCTTAATCAACGACGACAGCGTTGAGGCTGTGGTCGAAGATCCACGGGGGATTGTTAAGGCATGAGCGAAGCACAAGAGCAGTTTGAAACGGAAGGTCTGTCCAGCGAGGACAAGTTCTTTGGCGTCAAGGCCACTTTTGAGAAAAAGAAGCCCAAGGCTGAAGAAGCTGACTCCGACGACGGTATCGAAATTGTTGATGATCGCCCACCCGAGGATCGGCGTCCGCCGAAAGCCAAGGCAAGCGATGACGACATCGATGACGAGGAGCTAGGCCAGTACTCGGAGAAGGTTCAGAAGCGTCTGAACAAGCTCAAGTACGAGTACCACGAGGAGCGCCGCCAGCGTGAAGCTGCGGAGCGTATGCGTGAAGAGGCCGTCCGCGCTGCACAGCAACTTGCCAACAAAACCAAGGAGTACGAATCGCTTGTATCTCGTGGCGAAGCCGCGTTGATCGAGCAGATTCGGGAGCGAGCGCAGCTATCTCTGGCACAGGCCAAGGAAACGTACCGCAAAGCCTACGAAGAGGGCGACACGGATACGATCATCGAGGCCCAGGAGAAGCTGTATCGCGCTCAGGCAGAGCTTTCTGAAGCTGAGAAGTACCGCTCTTCCCAAAACCAAAACGCTCAGCGTTATCAGCAGCAGCAGGAAGAGCAGCGTCGCCAAGAGATCGCCCGGCAGGCCGCTCTCAGCGTGGCACAGCAGCAGCAAGTTCAACCCCAGGTAAGCCCCGAGGCGCAAGCCTGGGCAGAGAAGAACCAGTGGTTCATGCGGCAAGGTTATGAAGAGATGACCGCCCTGGCCTATGGTGCGCATGAGGCTGCGATCCGAAAGGGGATTCAGCCCAACTCGCCTGAGTACTTTGATCATATCGACAACCGCATGCGTGCGGCGTTTCCAGAACACGACTGGTCGGATCAGCGGACAGATGGGCGTACCGCGACTGCGACGACCGGATCGAGGCCCTCGTCGGTGGTGGCACCCTCCGCAAGGAGCAACGGTGCTAAACCGCGCAAAGTGCAGCTAACGCCCACCCAGGTAGCTCTCGCCAAGCGCCTAGGGTTAACCAATAAGCAGTATGCCGATCAGCTCTTGAAGGAGAAAGGATGATGGCAGTCGAGCGCACCCCACGAGAAGTCGAAACGCGAGAGGAAGAAGCGCGGCCATCCGATAGCTGGGTCCCGGCATCTATTTTGCCGAACCCTACTCCTCGTGATGGCTGGGTTCACCGTTGGATTCGGACCTCCATCGTAGGGCAGTCGGACAACACTAATGTTTCTCGGATGTTCCGAGAGGGATGGGAACCCTGTAAAGCAGAGGACTATCCTGAGCTTAAGCTTCGCTCCGATATTGGATCGAAGTTTGACGGGAACATCGAGGTTGGTGGTTTGCTCCTTTGCAAAGCTCCCAAGGAGAAAATGGAAGCGCGCAATCGACATTACCAGCAAGTCGCGGCTAACCAGATGCAGTCTGTTGACAATGGCTTCTTGCGGGAAAATGATCCGCGTATGCCGCTGCTCAAGCCCGAGCGCAGCACGCGGACTACGTTTGGGAAGAAGTAA